TTAATTTGTATATTTTCCACCAGTCCAGACCGTTGTATAAGCAACGGCATGTTCCGGTATTTCGGATTGATTTGTGACCGGGTTAAACTTCATTTTGTCTCCCGTTATTTTGGTTAATTCTTTGTGTGTGTGTTCGGATAATTCCTCATGTATGTATTTTGACAAAACTTCGTGGCTGTTTTCTCTCCGGTTTAGAAGATAGTTCTGAAGCGCATAGATCCGGTTTTCAAGCATATTAAAAAAACAGGCAAAGCAGCCATATATGCCTGTCTGGTTATTTATGTATTTATTTGCGTCCGTATATCTTCCCTTGGAAAGCAGAGTCTGATATTCAATCATATATTCAATTGTATTTAAGCTGACATCCTGGAAAAAGGTCATTTCATCTATTTTATCAGGATAAGAGCTTTGTTCATTGCATAGCATGTTTTCTCCTTTCTGCCTGCTGCGGCAGACATATAGATTGTCGATCATAGTTAGTCTGTATAACTAAAAGAAAAGGAAAAGATTGGAGCTATGGAACGCATCCGGATAGCCATATCAGGGATATTCAGCGTTTGCAGTATGGAATCCTCCTGTTTCGTCTCATAGGTAAATTCAAATTTCACATAGTCAGGATAGGCATACAATTTTAAGAAGCAGGAAGGGTTTAAACCCGCATCATAAATGGAACTGTCAGTAAAAAGAGAGTTCACATAAACATATCCTAATTTTGGATTCCTGATTTTACTGTTCAATGTTGTTGGAATATTATCTGTATCGGAGACATTATTTATTCCAAAGGCTGCAAGGGACGGGGTGTAAAGCAGTTTACTGTGTCGGTATATTGAAATATTATCCGGGTTTTGGAAAGCCTCTACGCAGAAATTGTAGTCATTGTTCGAGTAGATATTTCCGCTTAAAGAAGTGATTTTTTCAATATCCATTCCTAAATTATGATGGTATGTCCATGAAGAAGTAGTGTTTTTATCACACAGATGCACATAATATTCTTCGGATAAAACGGCACCTTCCCATATTCCATCGGATAAAGGACAGGTTTTGTTATAGGTATGTATGATTTCGGTATCTTCAATGGGCGGTTTCGGTTTGGGAAGCATTCCGTTATCGGAAATCCATACGTCGCTGTACAGTGCATCAGGTTCTTTTTTGTCAAAGTAGATGAATTGCTGTCTTTGTTTGGCATAGATTTGGGTATTATAGATTTCCTCCTCTAATGTCCTAAAGGTAGCGGCATCGATGATGTACTGCGATAAATTATGGGGACTGTTTTTGATAAGGCCTGCAGCCTGATCATAGTCTCCCTGAGCCCGCAGAGAGTTTATTTTTTCTATTTCTGATCGGATATCGTCATCGATATTTTTGTATTTATGAAGTTTTATTTTTTCTTTTGGAAAATTGCTGTATTCTGTTTCAAATGGCATAAGTCCTCCTTAGATTGATCCCGACAAAGCATTCGCTGGTCCAACCTTATTTGATAATGTATTTCGTTTGTTTTTGCAGCATACTGGTTCCGCATCTCTGCCAATGTGTCGTCATATTTTATCGTCAGCCGGTTCTTTTGGCGATGACTGAAAGGCAGGATAGAAGCGGTACATGCTGATGGTCGAAGTAAAGCCTGCAAAATCATGACTGACCGATTTGACGATATACTGCCTTTCCTCTTCACAATTTTTCGGTTTATAAGAAACTTTTATATTTACATCAAGGAAGGGCAGCAGAAGAGTAGTGATCGTAATCTGATCCGTTAACCTGCAGTTCTTCCAATTTTCATGGATTGCTTTATCCAGGGCAAGAGAGTCAGAAGTAATGGTATCATATTCGCCTCCGGTCTTTACGTCCAATATTTCACCGATCTTTTGCACCGTAAAAGGTGAATTCGGAACGACTGTGAAATGAATGTTCTCACAATTATATTTTTTTTGAAAATATTCTTTAGAATAAAGTATAATTTCATCAGTGTCCTCGCAAAGAACATCTATTGCATGCGACTGATATTGTCCAAGCAGATAAGCGCGGAAAATATATTCGCCTCCTATGTTTACCTTTTTAATTTTAAAGGCATAGAAGCAGTTGCCCTTCAGTATGTTTTCTTCAATGGGTTTATCTGTATTTTCCGCATAAATATCCAGTGCGCCAAGGTTGTTGATATCAAGTTTAAGATTTTTTTGCGATTCTTCATCCGACTGTTCGATTTTTGGAAGTTTTACGGAAATGGTATCGCCGTTATAATATTTTGTATCAAAACCGGGAACGGTACAGGAATAGACATGATCGGAATAAGTACACGTTTCGGTATTAAATTTAGTATTAATGTCCTTTCCCCAGATTTCGCAGATATTTCTTACGGCAGACATGTCAACCGAAGCATTTTCGGAAATCAACACTTTTTGCAAAAACCGATTGTCAATGCTGATATCATCTTCATAGCAAAAAGGAATCAACTGGCAGATAAATCTGTTTTCGTCAAAGGGGTCGAAAAACATTTCATAATTAGGATACAGATCTCGAAAGGTTGTTAAAATAGAAAAAACACTGCAGCCGCACGAAAATTCTTCATCATGCGGCAGTGTGTTCCATGTTTCATGCGCTTCCCGATAACTTTCCCAATCCTCATTGTATTCAGGCATGGCATTGTATTCGCCGATTTCATCAATCCGGTATTCTGTGATTTGTCCAAGCTGTTCCAATACGCTGATCACTGCATTTTGTATTGTATTGCGTTTTAAGATATTTCCGTCTTCATCCTTGATGGGCATGCCGTTTTCATCTTTTTCATAGGCATCAAATTTTATGATCAGTGATCCCAGCTGGCCGTTTTTGGTGCCGTCCAGCTTGCGTATAAAATCCGAGCATTGAAAAGAAATCTGATCGGCTGCGGCATCATAGGTAGAAGAAGTGTTTTCGTAGACCAGATATGCCAAGGTGTAGTATTTATATTTCTTTTCCCGAATGTGATATAGTCCGAGTTTCAATCTTAAGTCTTTGTTCAGCCATATCGGCTGGTCGGGATGGAGTCTGATCTTTTCCCTTATGGTTGGCTGTACGGTGAAATTACCGCTTCTGCGGATATCGGATTCTGCATTGATATTTAAGCTGCCGTTTACTAAGGTGGTAATGGTATCAACCACCTTTTTATCCGCATCCAGTACCTCCAGTATCAGTCTGGGTGTCTGCGGCGAAGCGGACTGCTGAAGTACGAGTTTTAAATCTTCGTTTGTAATTTCATACATGATTCCACCACTCCTCCGTAACCTCGGAAAGTCCGAGATAATATAAGTCCTCCTCTGAACGGATGTCTCCGACCTCTACCCACGAGAAAGTAATATATCTGTTATTGTAGCTGTTTTCTGCCGAATCGGTTGGACTCGGTGTTGTCTGGATCAGCCAGATTCTTCCGTCAGGCAGCTTTAATATTTTGGGAAGTCCGTCGGAGAGCATGTCCATAGTGCTTTTTTGGTAAGTAATTCTTTTGTAATCTCCGTCTTTGCTAAAATCTCTGGTGCACTCATCCTCTTCAAAAGGAACAAAGGATCCGCGGCAGGATCCGCTGTCATAGTTGGCAATGGTATTTCTGACAAAAACAGGGTATCGGTTATTCAGTAACTCTACGGTAGAGGAGGGGATATTTCTCGTAGTGTCACAGAAGCCGTCTGTGATGTCTGTACTGTAAACGAGATCGTTTTCAATGATGAACAGATTCTCAAAATCCGATTCCGTCTTATAAGAAGAATAAATTCCTTCTATGCCGTAAAGAACAGGAACAATAGCGTATTCATAGGAGGCGCCGGAGGCGTTCGTATAATCGTTATAGTGGATGTCAAAATCCTCGATCGAAGAAATATCCTTTACGGTCAAAGTATTCCAGTGAAAATCATTTATAAGCCGTCTTTTCAGAACAAGGTGTGAAACAGTGTCCACACTCCAGTCTGCATTTCCTGCATTGGTATTGCCGTTGAATTTTGCCCAAAGAATCGTGTCGAATGTCCAGCCTTCGGTGATGGCGTGGCTGAGAGTAAAGTCGACTGCCCTGGTCAGATATAAATCGTCATACATGCCGTTTTTTAATTCTATGCCGTTGATATTTTTTATGGCAGTAGGAGTCAGCGTACATGCAAGACTCCCGCCGCAAAGGTTACTTCCCAAGATAAACATAATGGTTATTCCTCCTTCCATTTTCCGATCCACAGATCGTATTTTCCTGCTTTTTCAGGCGGCTTGTTTTCTTTGTGGACGGTGATGTCTTCTTTTTTTACCTTGTGAATGATACTGTCTTCATAAAACCATGTGTCATACTTTAAGGCTTCCCGGGTCGGTCTGCTAAAGCCGTACCACATGTCCCCGCAGGGGGAAAAATTGATTTCGGTAAAACATTGCAGCAGATAGACATTATTGATTCTCCGCAGACATAGAGTGATCATATCCGCATCGGAGAATTTCTGCGGTCCGGTGTATAAGAGATAATGCCCGATACCGTTTGGTACGGTCAGCTTAAAACGCAGGGTACCGTCGGTATAAATTCTTGAGCTGAGTGTCAGTCCCTCCTCATTGTTTTTCATTTTAAATATTTCCTCCGTCTGCCATAAATGGGTTCCTCTGATCATTAAAGTAAAGTCACCTTCTACAAGAAAGCCCTTATCATAATACAGGGTTCTGTTGATCAGATTTATCATGCTGTTATTGTATTCAAATTCTTCCGGTCCGTTATATTGGATAATGATCAGATTCGTTGCGACTGAAATGCAACCCTGTTTTGGGTTATTGACGGCATAGATTCGTGAATATGTATCGGGTGTTTCGTATTTTACGGTAATCTCGATATATCCGGTGTCTAACCTCATCCCGTGGACCGTAGTCCCTACGCAGCGAAGATAATAGACGCAGTTACTTTCCAGGCCGCGGTATGTGTAATTCAGATACATATCATCATAAAGTATATCGCTGCATAAGAGCTCCTTTTTTGCGGAGTCATATAAATAGAAACGGTAATTATCAATACTTTCCGGATCGGGTGAAAAGTAGTACATGGAAGCATCAAAGGAAGCATTGGTTATTATGTGGTTTTCCGGAAGATTATAAAAATAAAAATCCGGGGTTTTAAAGGTATAAAAATTTACTTTGGCAGAAGCAGGAGAGGGATTTCCCTCTCCGTCAAATACGACAGCCTGAAGGATATATTCTCTTCCGTTTGACAGGGTGCCTGCAGGAATCATGTGCACAAGGGAAAAAGAGGTTATGGTATCGTCAAATACGACGGTTTCAGGCATTTTATGATCTCTTATGATGAGCCGGCTGCCATAGGCGCGGCTTCCGTTCCATGATATGGAAACGGTATAGTCTTTGCCGGCGTCAAAGGGAATGATTTTATTTATGATCGGTTTTGACAAAGAATCACCTTCCTTTCTGTTTTTGTGTTTGGATCAGGTTATGGTTTCACGGATTTTGCCGTGTTTACAGAGGCTTCGATCTTTAGCTGCAGCCATTTGTCAAAGGAACCGTACAATGCTTCGATCACTTTCCTGGATTTTGCCGAGATCATATTCATGGCTTCTATGTATGCACGGTTAAACGCCTCTGTTTGTGCCTTTTTATCGAATTTTCCGCTTGCTTTCAGAGAATCCGTATAAATCTGGTTAACATATAATACGGCGTCAAGAACGTCGGACAGTGCCTCTTTTACCAGGATGCTTGCCGCTTCGTTTTTTGCCGTTTCGGCAATAAATTCGCTTTCTTTTATTTTGGCTTTGATGAGAGTAACGATATAAGCGGTAACCACGGGTAAAATGGCAGTTAATACAGTATAAAGACAATAGTTTAATACTTCCTGAAAATTCATAATACTCCTTTCCGTGCGGCTTCTGTCATTTTAAAATATTTCATGCCGCACTCTAAAGAACAGGCAACCGTTCTCCAGTGGAAAGCGGTTCTGTCGTTTTCACAGTCAGCGCAGGGCGTATACATTTTTCCGCATACTCTGCAGGGTTTTTGTACTTTTTGTGACATAAGGGCTCCTCCTCCTAAAATTTCTTTGTTACGAAACCGGCAGCCATGAGAAGCAGGACCGGTCTTTTATTTTTGAAGTGTCTATCGTGCCTGCATAGACGCCGATCATAGTATTGTCAAACGTAATACTTGTCTGTACTTGTTTGAAGCTTTGCTGGAAGGTGTATATGGATAAGTTCATAACCTCTTCGTAATTGTATTTAAATTCCGGACGGTTTACCAATGCGGTGATCTGTTTTTCCAAATGGGGCTCGTAAGGTTTGTACGCATTCCGCTTCAGGCGCCTGCGCTCTTTCTCCAGAAGATAGCGTTTGGCTTCTTCGTTGCCGGGCCTTGCGTTGTTCTTTTCTATATTGTTACTCCTTCGCAGCAGATCGGATAATTGGGTGTAAACAAATTCATCGATCTTATAATCTATTCCGTTTATGGGACTGTAGAGTATCCTGGCTGCGTTGGAGGGATCATAACAGACACGGTAATCAGAGGTATTCAGATCACCGAAAATAACGGATAGATCGAGGCGGCAAAGAGAGGGAAACAGCATGGTAAATAAATCATAGTCGGTTATTTCCGTGTAATCCAGGCCGTTATCCGCAAGCAGTACCATATACTGATAGGGAGTGGCGGTAAGTGCGGAGATGATAGTGTAATAAGCCTGCTCGTCCTCTAAGATTTCTCCTACAGTGGGTATTCTGATTCGGAGTTTTTCCGTGATATCTATCGTATCTGCAAATAACAGACTTTTTTTGTTTTTCATAGGAACAACCCTGCCTTTCTTTTCATTTTTGAATCAAACGCACCGGATGAATTCTCCCCTGTAACACCGATTGTAAAAAGGAAAGGAAGTATTGATTTTGCGGTGTTTTTGGGGGAAAAATTCAGCCGAACCGTGCAAAAAGCTATCTTCGAAGCATGCTCTCCTGTAAGGCTCTGTTAGAAAGCCCGTTAAATTCATGCTGTAGTGCAATTCCGACCTGTTTCGCCACTTCGCTGCTTGTTATGCCGGGGCAGGTGATGTTTAAACCGCCGGTAATGGTTGGATAGATGTTTTTGTTAGATATGTTGTTATAGTTACTTTGACCGGTAAGTGCGGTAACCCGGCTGACCGGATTAAGTTTCGGTGCTGCCGCCAAAAAGTCTGCCCTTCTGACAGGATCCTCCATTGCCGCATTAAATTTCCTGTATATTTCCGCGAATCCGGAGTGGTCGTCCTCATGCGGAAATGAGATAAGCTGCCGGGAATGGCCCTCGCCTCCATGGCTGTTGTTACTGTTATCGGGAGGTGTCTGTCCGTTGTCCCCGGGAATGTTGAAATCACTTACGATGCTGCCTGCCAATGGCCCGCCGTTACCAAGGACATTGAGGGCAACGCTGAACGTTTTCCCGTCCATATCTTTTAAGTCTTTTTTTATGGCGGCTACTGTTTCAGCAGCCTGTCCGAGAGGCTCATTTAATGCTATCCATGCCTGTCTCTGTGCAGGAATGCCGCTTTCTTCATCCAGTGCCTGTGCGGTCTGTTCTCTTAAGACTGCCATCAGGCTTTCCGGGTCTGCATTGTCCGGGTCGGTGCTTCCAATCTTGTCTGTTACCTTTTTTACGGCTTCGGTTACGCTCGTGCCTTCTTCGTCCTCTCCTGCAAAGGCGTCGGAGATTCTGTGAATGCTGTCCACGCTTTCCGCGGCAAGGTCATTCAGCGCGGTTTTCAGGGAGGTATGTCCTGACGCCGCCGGATTTTCTGCACCTTCTGCCGGGTTTTGCCGTTCCCCGCCCGCAGATGCGGTGTTGTCGCCCAAGATGGCGGCGGCAGCATCGGAAGCGGAAGCGGCGATATCGGAAAAGCCGTCACTCATGCCATTTAAATCCTCCGAGAGGGAGGATATGTTTACGTCTGAAAGAGTATCGAGGGACTGTCTTGTCTGTTCCAGGAAGCCTGGGATATTGTGTAAGTCAGTGTCCGTAAGAAGTGAGAGGCTGTCAAGGACAGCATGGTTCCCGGCATTTAAGTCTTTCAGTATGCCGAGGTAGGAGAGAGTCAGACTCTCCAGTGCGCCGGAGCTTTCGTTTTGCAGGTCTGTCTCGCTATAGCCTAATTCCTTCAGTAAAGCGTTCCTCCCAGCCTGCTCCTGTAAGCCGGATAATTCCTCCCAGCGGCCCTTGTATTCCTCCATGCGGTCCAGCAGGGTGTCATAATACTGTTCCGTCTGTTCTTTCTGTGCCTCCCAGTATTCATTGGATGCGTCGGCCATCTCCTGTATGGCCTCGATTTGTCTGTCAAGTGCGTCCTGCTGTTTTTCCAGTGCCCGTATCTGTGCATCTTCTTTTGCAGTTTCCAGTTCTGTCCGGGCCTCCTGTATGGCTTCGGCGTCTGCCTCATAATAAAAGCCACGTTCGGCGGAGTACTGCAGAACGGTGTGCTGGTTTTCTGCTTTTGCGAGATTCCGTTCTTTTTCCTGCAGGGTGATGGCCTCCTTACGGTCTTCGTTGGCTTCTTTTATCTTGTCAATCTCGCTCTGGAGCGCGGATTTTTTGTCCTCAAGGAGTCTGATCTGTGCATCGTAGGAGTCTTCTGCGGCTTTTTTCTGTGCCTCGAGGGAATCCAGTGCCGCGTCTTTTTCGTCCTGCAGCAGGCTGATTCTGTCGCCGACCAGTCCGGCGGCGTGGGAGAAGACGGATTCATAGAGGGATTTATAGCCGCTTAAGTATTCGTGTTCATATTGTGTATATTGTTTTGCATATTGTTGTCTGTCTTTAAAATAGCGTTCGTAAAGCAGGCGGAGTCTGTCGAGGTATTCTTTTTCGGAGATAATGCCGTTATTTCGTAAGTCTTCAAGGGAGCTTAGTTCTTTTTCAAAGGCATCCATGTAAGCGTCACCGGCTGCTTTACCAGTACCGGCCGCGGAGGAAATGTCGTCAGAAGCAATGAAGGTTATCGGTATATTGTTTACGGAATTGTTAATCTCATTTTGCAGTGCGGCCAGTTCTTTATCGTAGTCGATTGGGATATGTTCCTCCTGTGCTGCTTCTTCCAGGTTTGCTATACGGGTTACAATGGCGGTCTGTCCATATGCGGCTGCCAGTTCTTTCAGTTCTTTCACTTTTTCTTCTGTAGATATGTCGGTTTTTCCAAATATCTGTTCTGTTGCAGTCAGATTGAAAAGACAGGCTTTTGCAGCTTCGGATGCATTTGCTTCCTTTAAAAATTCAGCGGTGTTGAATGTGGTTTTGTTTGCAGCAGCTTCCGTTTCAGCGGCTAAGAGTTGTTTTTGCAGTGTCAGTGCATCCAGTTTTGTGTTTAATGTGTCATATACCAGTTCACTTGCATTTGCAACACCCATTTCCGCTAATTGTTTTTCAATAGCATCAGCAGTTTCTTCGTTCAGATATTCTAATGTTTCGGTGCTGTACAGATATGTGGTGGCAAGATCGTTAAATGCCTGCTGCACCTGCGAGGATGTGGAGTCTGCATTGGCAAGGACGCCAAAGAAGGTGTCCAGATTTGATGCATCAAAAGCTACGCCCGCTTCTTTTCCAAGTTCCGTAAATGACTTGAGGATTTCTGAGAACATAGAGTTGTCTATGGCGTCTTTGGCAAAGTCCTCTTTGGTAAAAATGGAACGGTATGCTTCGCCGAGTTTTGTAAACTGGGGTGCAAGCTGTGTGGTGAGCTGGTTGATGGAATCGGAAAGAGTGTGAGTGAATGACTCTGCGCTTTCAATGGATTTCAGAGATTCTTTGTATTTGGCGATTGCCTCTTCGGCACTGTTACAGTTAAGAGTTACTTTGTTCCATTGTTCAATCTGTTCTGTATTAAATTCTTTTGTATATTCCGTCAGTTCATTTAGTTCTTTTGCATCGACCTGATTTCCGGATGCCGTATAATAATCGGAACCCCGTGCGATATTTTCAATCGAATTTCTCAATTTTGCTTTTGTGTCCTGTTCATTTGCTATGACAGGGGTTATATTGATTGAGATGCCCAGCTCTTTTAGTTCAGCCTGAAGTGTTTCTGCAAAGGGCAGTATATTTAAGTCACCCTCTTCAAAAGATAACAGAGTCCGGATCATACTGTTTATTTTTTCTTTGCTTTCCTGTGGAATACTCATCAGCGGGTTAAGTATCTTTTGGTTTATATAATTTTGATAATCTATGCCCGATGTTAAAGGAAGGTCAAGCTGGTCCCATTCTATTGCAGGTACCAAGGCATCTGCAAGGTCAGCCATGCTGTCAGGTAAATACTGATATATGTAATTATCCTTCATCCATGCCTGGAGGTTCGCATTCATTTTGGAATAAGCTGTTTTAATGTTGTCTTCCTGTTTTTGGATGTCGGTTTTCAGTTTGTTTTCCTGAGCCTTGGCAAGCTCGTTTTCCATCTCCAACTGTGCATCATAGAATTTTTGTGCCTCTTCTAAACTCCGGGAGTCGGTGGAAGGGTCTATCTGAATGCTGATAGCGGCTTCCCCTATCAGGGGATTCACTTCAAAGGCGATACCGGCAGAATTGAGAGCATTTTCCATGATTTTTCCGTATTTTTGATAATCCCCATCATGGAAGGAGACCAGATTGTGTGAAGATTTAAGGTCAATGTCAAGTTTTTTGCGCTTTGCCTGCGAGTCTGTCAAGTCATTTCTCAGACGGGCAATGGTTTCTCTGGCCTCTTTCACGTCATAATAAGTTCCGGCTGCCACGCTGTCCATGTTGTCAATCAGTGACTGTTGCGCAACAATCTGCTGTGTTTCCATCAGAGCCTGCAGTTTTTTTCTGGTCTCATCTGCATTTTCACCGAGTAAAAGGAGGGCGTTTCCCTGTTCATTGTAACCGTATACCAAAGAAGGAAAGAGTTCTGCAAGCTGGTTGGAGATAGATAAGTATTCGGCATAATCTTCTTCGGAGAGGCTGAGATTTTTGGAAAATTTGCTGACTCCTTTACTTAATTCAAGGAATTTGTCCTGAGTAACGGACAGGGTGGAGGTGATTTTTTGCAGTCTGCTTTGAGAAGCGTCGATTGCCTGCTGTGCCTGTTCGGCAGCCTCTCTGGCTCTCTCTGCACGATGGATGTACTGGTCAAGTCCTTTTACAATGGCTTGAATCGCGAAGGATGCGAACAGCGCAATGCTTGCGTTTAGTGCCGTGTTTAGGAGTGTTGCCTTGAGCGCTGCGAAGGAGTAGCTTTGTCCGGTTTTTTCTAAATGAGTACTCAGGCGGGATATGGAAGCTGACTGCGTATCGATGGTGCCATCTCCGTTATCCAGCGTTTTAAAGTAGGAGAGGGCACGTTCATCGCAGTTATCTATAGAGGCTGCGATTGCATTCCAGTTAAATGTATTTGTGTCATTAATTTTATATCTGCTTAAGTCAAAATTTAAAGTTTTAAACTGGTCAATAGTATCTTTGTATGTATCGACATTTACTTTTAGTCCGTTAAATAATCCCCCTAATTGCAATCGTCCTTTAGAAATCTGTGCGACCAACGTTTCTGTTCATATTATATAACTTCCAATTATAAAATATGGAAATGTCAAACAACTATAGGAGGAGATTACTATGAGTCGAGTAGCGGATAAATGCTCATTTTGTTTTTGTTTGTCCCTCTGCGTTTCTGGAAGCCGCCGGAGGAAGGGCTTGGATGCCCGCTATTTTTCACGTACCGCATAGCTGCGGGGGACTTTTTCACTACCACGCTCAATGGCAGGGGTCTGACTATGCCTTCATGGGTATCCGTGTACCCACGTCCTCTTGGTAGTCGATGGGAGCGGCACTTGCTTTTTAGGGCAGTACGCCTCTCTGCAGGTTGAGTCATCATGCTACATTATGAGTCACATGAGCTGTCCCTGTCCTTGTCCGGCCCTTGCGGTATCCGGAGGCTGCGCAGTCCGCGCACAGCCATATCAGAGGTCTGCGGTGCAGTGGCCGCAGTTGTTTTTGCCAATATACCCTCCCATATGAGTTATATGGTTCTTTGTGTTTTGCCCGGGGATTCCCACTCCGGCACGGGGTATATATTGGGCCTCGCACAATGTTACGTGAAATGTGTTCTGCTAACCCAAGTTTTTTGCACCGAGCATACCGCCCCCCAGAAGGGACAGGGTATTCAGGTTTCCCAGTATGTCAGTAAGGCTGTCGATGACAGTCAGTAAGCCGCCTAAATGATTTATGGCGGCAGCAATGCTTTTGGAATCCATCAGTTTCCCCATTGTATCCGTCCATTTATTGGAGAGGCGGTTTAGGGAGCCTTCCCATGTGTCTGCTGCTTTTGCAGCGTGGTCGGCAAGGGAGCCGGTGCCGTTTGCATAATCCTGAAGCATTTCTTCATAAAGCCCGTAGTTCTGTAAAAGGGCATCCAGTGCTTCTGACTGGGACGGAGCATCGTTTACGGCATCGGGGAATAATGTGTGTCCTGCGTCTGTCCCGTCAAGGGAGTTGTATATCTCGGATAATTCTTTTAAGGCCTGCATCGGTTCTTTTAAATGTGTGTCCCCATTAAGTGCAATTGTCATCTGCTGCAGATGCTCCAGTAGTCCTGCAAGGGCATTTCCGGCTTCGGTTCCACTCAGGCTGGTGGTGGCAAGAATTGTCGCTAAGGCGGCGGTAGTCTTTTGGATATCCATCCCTGAGTCAGCGGCCTGTACGCCGACTACGGACAGGCCTTCGGCTAAGGCGCTCATGTTGAGGGCGTGGCGGTCAGTAAGGTTGCAGGCACCGTCCAGTGTGGCTGTCAGTTCTTTTAAAGAGCCGTTCATTGCAAAGGCCTGGTCAGCAGTCTGCAGGTACTGTCCTGCAAGGTCTGCACTGATGTCACAGGCGCTTTGGAGTGATAGGGAAAGTTCTGCAAAGCCCTCTGCGTCTTTGAGTCCCATGCGGGACGCTTCAAGTATGGCGGAGAGATAGACAGTTACGTTCTTTCCGTATTTGCCTGCGGTATCAAACGCATTGTTTACAATGCGGTCGAAATCGGAATCGGAGAGGGTATGGTCAGCTTTTTGGATATCGGTCAGGAGTGCGCTGACCTCTTTTAATTCGCCGACTGCCTGTTTTGCCCTGTCCATGATGTGAGAAAATACGGCATCAAGGGAAATAAGTTTTTCATCTGCCATGTGTGTAATTACCTCCTTAAAAAATGTGATCATAGTTATTTTTGCTCTTTTGGTTTGATTGTGCTGGTTTTAAAAAAGGATTTTTTTATCTTGTTTGTATCATGCCGTTAAGATTATTATATCAGACGGACAGGAAGATGTATCCTGTCCGTCTGTAGCAGGGCAGCGGTTTGCGAAGGTGCAGCGTTTCTGTGTCGTGGGACTTCAGGGTATCAATATACGATAAAATCCCACAGGTTTGTGGAGCCGCTGCAGCCTCCTGCAAGTGCCTCTGCCTGAATGGCATGGGCAGTCGGCTCGCTGCCGATGGCAAGCTCGAACTCGCCGCTGAAATCGGCCCTTCTGATGATGAACTGACCGTGGTAGAGATTATCGCAGTTGTCCTGTGCGGTAACATCCACATACATTTTCAGGGTTTTGCTGTAAGTCCCGGAATCGTTGGATACTCTCGCGGCTTCTGTCTCAATGTCATAAAAGGCGGCAAGCTCTGTTCCGTCGGCAAGGTCACCGGCAGCGAAGGTGATGGTCTTTGTATCCGGAGCATAGGAAAATTCACCTTTTGAGGGAGCAGCGGCAGTCTGGAGGAGTCTTTCCCCTAAAGAGCCGTTGGCATTCTTTTTATAGAGGACGCCGATCTCGGCGCCTACAGTACCCATTGCCTTATGGGAGGTCGCGGCAGTGTCCGCGCTCACTGTTAAAATGTCCGTGACCCTGACCTTAAAAGTGCCCTGCTCCACTTCGGAGCCTGTCTGTGCGGCAAGGGCGCCGCCGACCAGGAGTCCGTTTGTTGCACTCACGGTAACGGATTTGTTCTTCTTTAAGGAGCCGATCTTACGGCCGCCTTTTCCGGTGATATCCGTTTTTTCCTGTGTGTTGCTGATAGAGCCTTCCTTAATCTCATCCATGATGAATTCCAGTTCGCCTGCGTTGTTGAAGCATGTGATCTGGTCGATCTGTGTGATGCTTAATTTGTTTACATCGATCATAATTGTTTCCTCCTTTGGAATAAAAAATATTTGGTTTCCGGGAGAGGGATTTTTCAATCCTCCCCCTGTAACACCGATTGCTAAAACTGTTGGAAGTATTGATTTTACTGCACTTTTTGAAAAAAACAGGTCTGAACCGTGCAAAATCAAAGCGTTTTGCATATTCATCAAGGCTTGTCCCGTCAGGGACAGAAATGCCTTTGGAAATGTCAGCCTGTTTGACCGCTCTTTCATCTCTTATTTTCTTATGCCGCATATGTGCATATTGTTTAAACTTCCGTATGGCATTTTTACCCATACTTTTGTGAAAACCTCCGGTTTGAAAGACGGAATAGAGGAATATACGGTCCTTTGGACCCCGTCTTCACCTAAAATGACATAAGTGTCGTTTGCATTTACCTTGATCACGGTAGAACGAAAGGTTTTGTCTGTTTTGTAGTTATTGATTTTCCGGTCGAGCATAATCTGAATCGATTTTATGATTTCTTTTCCTAAATCCATTTGGACTCCTCCTTTTTGGTTAATTTTTGTTTTCACGTTTCAAAGATTTGGTTATGCCGCAGGGCTAAGAGTATGGGCAGGCCTTTCCTTATAACACCGATTGTTGAAATCCTGGGAGGATTGATTTTACCGGCTTTTTTGAGAAAAAAGAGGTCCGGACCGTGCAAGATCATAAAAAATTGCTCAGAAATTTTTCTTTATCCATTTTGTATAGGCAGTTTAATGTTTTTCTTGCATATTTTGCCTCATAGCCTTTGTAGTATTTTTGATTTCTGTTTGTTTCCAAGCCAAGAGCCGTTTCGATCAGTCTGTTTATGGTAACCGGATTTCCGATTTTGATCTTAGACAATTCATTTATGATATCAAGGGAATATTCTTTTAATTTTTCTGCATATTCTTCCTCTGAAGCTGACGGCGAGCATTTTAAGGTTTTGATCTTATTGTCATAATCCATGATCAGACCTTGAATCCTGGATATTTGACGTCTGTTTGCGGAACCTTCTTTTTTGATAAAGAAATATTTTGTCGGAATCGCATTTTTCGTGGAAGCGCCGCGAATCAGGTCGAAGCATTCCTCCAGCCAGTTCATGGGACATTGCAGGGAGGGATTGATACGACTGGTTAATCGGTTTTTTTCCCTGTCTATGATTTTTGACGGAATTTCTCTGCCGTTTTTCTCGTATTTTATTTCTTTTATGTATTTCATAAATAGCGGAAAGTCACATTTTACAGATTGTGTTTTTCCGTTTGGGGCAGGTTCTTCTGCCTGCCTGAGAAGGGTCATGCAGGGAAGTCTGCTGATGCGCCTGATCTCTTCTTCGCCGTTGATCTCGTATTCACGTTTGCAGCCGTCGATCATGATCTGTGCAATAACAGAAAGAATGATAAAATTGTCGTATAATTCCTTTGTTTTTTCAATGTCCGGTTTTTCTTTTGCGTTTTCGGTCCAGTAGTAAGTCATTGCGAGCTGGGCAAGATTGCTTGACTGGCCGATTCCCGTTTGAGAGCCGGAAAGCTTATGATCCATACGGGCGTAGTCGGTTTTGGTATTATGATAAGTGATGCCGCTTTCTTTTAAGGCATTGACAATGGTCGGATATTCTGCATAGCTTTTTCCTGCACATGCTACAATAGTAGGATGATCGGTAAAAAGCATAAAATCGGAATCCTCGTCCATACCGTTTGCGCGCGCCTGGATATCGGTCTGTATACAATTGATGGCAACAATATTGGGACTGAATTTAAAATATTTTTGCAGTTTTTCACTGTATACGTTATGCATGTAGCAGATATTGTTGGGAGCATTGTGGGGATTTCTGAATGCAGCAAGGCATTGTCCCTCTTCAAAGCGGTTTGTAAAGCATTGTATACAGTTTTTTTCCGGTTTTAGTGTATCATCTTTTTTCCAGTCTTCGCCTACGGAATGGAGCAGCAGTGCATAAGGATTTCCAAATACGGTAAGGTTGTCACCGCCTACAACGATTTTTCCTTTTCGCAGGCGTCTTATATATGTTTTTATAATTTCGGTTTTTTCGTTCCGAAACCATTGGCAGTTTCCAAATTCATGATTTTTTGCATACAGATCAGCAAGCATTTCATAATGGTTGACCTCATTGGCATTCTTTCTTAAAAAATTTTCAAATATGTTATTGTCTTTTTTTAGAAGCATTACGTAATCCATACTTGTCTGTGCTATTTTTTGAATATCATCCTTTGTGCAGGGAAGGGTGTTGATCATCTGGTAGCTGAGCTGTTGGCAGTTTCCGAGTCTGCTTGGATGATCGGTTTTTACAATGCCCCAAATATCACCGTCGGCATGGATACGGCGACACCAATAAGAGTAAGCGGATTGCAGTGTACCGCCCATTAAATCAGTGAATTTTATCCATTTTATGGAGTGGTCGGTGGTAATGATCTTAATATCTTTCAAATAATGCCATTCTCCGAACATATCCTGTACCTGATGGGTTTCGTAATCATATCCGTTCTCGCTGCACCAATCCTGAAAGAAGCGTTTGATATGGCCCAGCATACCGCACATTTTAAAAAAATGATTTCTAAGCAGCGCCATGCCGTTTATATAGTCAGGAAGCAGGCCGGATTCGATGATCCCCATTCCGTCCCAAAGGTTATTTGCCACATCTGTTTCTTCCCTGCTCACAATGCATTTTTTCTTCTTTCTTCCGTTTTCATCCGTATAATCCGTAGTTTTTACTACATTGGCGATGGTTCGGAAAGTAGAAGTCTGATCCTTTAGAATCAGAATATTTTTGACGGGAATATGTATGGTATCGATGATAGTACTTGTTGTCAAAGGTGCATAGGCCGACAGTTCTACTATTTTTGCATTGTCTTGCGGCATTTTGTTTCCAAGTCCCATAGTGATCCAGTCATAGGCGCTGTCATATAACCTGCTGTTTATAAAAATGACTTGTCCTGATTTTGCTTTTGCACTTGTCCTGAAAAGCATTTGGTAATGGATTGAATCTATATTTACGCCTTCATTGTAGAATTGTTCACGAATCTCATTCCGTTTTTTTTCGGAATATAAGTCTTTTTGAGAATGTACTTTTTGCAGAACCGTTTCAATGCGCTGTCTGGCTTCGTCTGTAAGATCGGTTTGCAGAAGGTCAGTCAGCTTTTTTACCTCATTCTGATAAGAAGGACTTCCGAAATCAAAATCAAGGCAGATGATGTCACGTGTGCTTGTTTTGTGTGATAAACTTTTTGTTTGTTTTTTTTCGTTTTGTATGTGCAATCCGTTTTTTTGAAGATATAGATAGAAAAGACTGTTGTCAAACATAGCTTCTTTATATGCAAAATAATCCCGAATGCCAAGATTTACTTCATAAAGCGTGCCTGCACTGATTTTTTTTATTTTTATTCCAAATTCGTTTTTCATGACAGCCTCCGTTTTTACAGTGTTTTTCTTTTGTGGTTGATATTTTGTGCTGCAAAGAATAAATGGTGATACATAGTTCCTCCTTTGTGTGTGTGAAATGGTTACAATATCTATTTCTTCTTTTTTTCTTTTTTGTATCTCAAAAGAACAAACAAATGTTCTAAAAAACTATTGACAGAAATGAACATGTGTTCTATACTTGTCATTACAAACAAAGAAATGAAAACTTTGGAAGAAAAATAAGATTATTTAGGAGGAAGTTAAAATGGATGAGATTTTGAATGCTTATTATGCAGATAATGCAAAGAAGCTGCGTATGCTGGTAGACAGGATGCTCTTTCGGTTCGGCGGATTATCCGATCAGGACAGAGATGATTTTTATTCGCTTGCAAATGAAGTATTTGTGAATGTAATGAGAAAATATGATAATGACCAGCCATTTGACAATTTTTTATATACCTGTCTGTTAAAAAGGATAAAAGCAGAAATGACAAGAAGGAACCGTTATAAACGAAAAACGGACAGGCTTTCCGTATCCATTTATATGCCGGTAGCAGAAGGGGAAGAGCAGCTTGTGGCAGATGTTCTTGTTTCCGACTTTGATATGGACAAGGAAATATTCGGGGATAACAATGAAAATCCCAAAATGGAGAAATATCTGGAACAATTAACGAAGCGGCAAAGGAAGATCGTGGAGATGCTGATGGATTCTTATGATGCAGGTGAAATTCAGAAACTGCTCTGTATTACAAAGAAAGAATATACAGATGCCATGACGGGCATTCATGCATACGAGAATATATCGATACTTTTTTAAGGTAATATAGGTTATCTGAGAGAGGGAAAGTTGAATAAAAATGCGTATTCAACTTATAGATTTTATGTCCGCTTCAGCGGATATATGCGTGTCGCAACGCACGGATAGGTGTAAAATGGAATTGGTAAGAGATAAAAGAGTGAAAGATGCTTATATGAATTCTACGCTGCAGAATATGTTTGAAAGAGGAGAGTTAAGAAAAGACCATCCGCTTCAGAGAAAGCCGGATCAATGGAGCAAAAGCGATAAGGACGGATTGATCGTAACGGTAATAAAGCAGGAGGATGTGGATTCCATAAAGTTATGTGAGCAGCTTGAACCGAACGGAGTTGTATTATGGGTGATCGACGGTCTGCAGCGTCTGACTGTACTTAGCAGCTACAGAAACGGCGCATTTAAAATTGGCAATTATGTGGAAATGCCAATCGTATCCTATCAGAAGGTGAAAAAAGATGAGAGGGGAAAGGTCATTAAGGATGAATACGGAGGTTATGTGTATGAAACCGTAGAATATAACTTGTGCGGTAAAGGTTATCAGGAACTGCCGGTAGAATTGAAGGAAAGATTTGATAATTACAAAATTGACGTGGTGAAGCATCTGGATTGTACAGATGAAGAGATCGGTTATCATATCAGACGGTATAATAAGCAGAAATCAATGAACGCATCGCAGAATGCGGTTACCTACATGGACCATATAGCTAAGGAAGTAAAGCGGATCTCGCTGCATAACCGGTTTTTGAAGGATTGTGGGACTTATTCGGCAAAAGAAAGGAATAACGGAACTGTCGACCGCATTGTAATGGAGGCCGTAATGTGCATGTTTCATTTGGAAAAATGGCGAAAACAGAGCAAAAAAATGGGTGCATTTTTAAACGAAAATTCTTCAAAAGAGGAGTTTGAAAGGTTAAATGAGAACCTGAACAGACTGGAAAAAATCTGTAGTGAGGAATTAAATTGTATTTTTACAAGTAAGGATTCGTTTATCTGGTTCACATTGTTTGACCGGTTTAGAGCTTTTGGGTTGGAAGATAAGAAATTTGCGGATTTTTTGACGGCATTTAAGGCAGGTCTGTATAAGCGGAAGATAAACGGTGAGGTTTTTTATGAAATCGACAGATACGGTTCTACAAAGGACAAGTCTGTAATTGTAAAAAAGTTAGCGCTTCTTGAGGCATTAATGTCGGATTTTTTTCAATTATAAATCGCGAATAGAAAATACAGATACACGTAGGAAGGAGTATGATTATGGAATTAGCAACAGGAGAAGAAGGATTAGGGATTATCAGAAGATTTGAAGGATGCCATTTGACGGCATATAAGTGTCCGGCAGGTGTATGGACGATCGGTTACGGACATACCGGCGGAGTGAAGGAGGGGCAGAAAATCTCACAGATACAGGCTGAGAAACTGCTTGCGGAGGATGTGAAAAAATATGAAAAAAAGGTGTATAAATATTTTGAACGGTACAAGTGGACACAAAATGAATTTGATGCGCTCGTTTCTTTTGCGTTTAACGTCGGCAGTATAGACCAGTTATCTGCATACGGGAATAGACCTAAGGGTGAGATTGGGCAATATATACCTTTATATAATAAAGCGGGAGGGAGTGTACTGGCAGGACTGACGAAACGAAGAAAAGCAGAACAGGAATTATTCTTAAAATCTCCAATAACACCGGGAGGAACAAGAGCGGTCATCAGAAAGAAAAGTCGCGGGGAGGATGTAATATATTTACAGAAGCAGCTTTTGATTTTAGGATATGGCGTAGGTGCGGTTGACGGGATATTTGGTATGAAAACGCTTGAAGCAGTTAAAGCTTTTCAAGTGGATAACAATCTTTCGGCAGATGGAATTGTCGGTCCGAAAACGTGGGCTGTACTTGGATGATTCATGTTGGAGAAAAATGATCCCGCAGCCGGGAAATTAATTCGAAACGGTATGCTGGTGGAGCATGATCTGGCAAGATATCATGTGGGCGAACTGGAAATTGGATATTCTTGTCCATGCAATTTATGCAGAGCTGCTGCAGCGGCATAG